AATGGAATGGAATGGAATGGAATGGAATGGAATGGAATGGAATGGAATGGAATGGAATGGAATGGAATGGAATGGAATGGAATGGAATGGAATGGAATCATTTAGGAAAAATGCGTAAACGGCGCGTTTTTTCGCGAAAAGAACTTAAAGATATTTTCTTTGTATAGTATGTGAAGGGACGTTCTCCTCTTTCACCTCCTTTAGACATAGGAGTAAGATTGTGATGTAATGTTTACAGAGTTTTACATTGTTCACAAATCATTTTTCGTCACAAAATTATTGACTTGTTATTTATCAAGTAGTATAAATAACTCATGGTCCGCGTTGCGATGATTATCTAATTCTATTGATTTGTGGGTTGTATAATCCTGCAAAAGGTTATATCTTTGTTACCGGCGTAGCTCAGCGGCAGAGCATCTAACACGTCGTTTGTTACCTTTTTACTCGTTTCGAAAGAAACAGGTCCGATCTACGAATGATTATCGCCTTATAAGCGGAAGGTCGTAGGATCGAAACCTACCGCCGGTATTGTCAAGCTGGACGCTATAAACGTAGCATCATCATTTCATTCTAAGACATTCATTCATTTTACCGACATGGCGCAGGGGCAGCGCGCGGGGCTCATAACCCCGAGGTCACTCGATCGAAACGGGTTGTCGGTAATTGTCAAGCTGGACGATATAAACGCAGCAGCATCATTTCATTCTAAGACATTCATTCATTTTACCGGTGCGGTGTAGCGGTAGCACACAGCCGCGTTCATTAGCGCTGAGAACGTAGGATCGAAACCTACTGCCGGTATTTTTCATCACATCGCACCGGTGCTTTTAGGCACTCGAGCACCATCACAAACCTCCTTAGCTCAGAGGCAGAGCGCGGGGCTCATAACTCCGAGGTCGATCGGATCAAAACCATCAGGAGGTAATATATTGGGTTTTCATTATTCACTTTATAGAAGTGAAACTGCCTTCGCAAAGGCGCAATCATTTTAAACCACTTCCACGGCGGACGTTTTATCGTCTGACATCTACTTTACTAACGACTCGTCATCGTTGGTCCGAAAGTCAGATGGTTATCTTCTTTACTCATTAAAAGAACGGTGTGGGATCGATACCTACAGGTGGTAATTGTCAAGCTGGACGCTATAAACGCAGCACACGACGAACGACGCGCATGTGTCGTATTATTTTACCGGCGTGGCGCAGAGGAAGCGCGCGGGGCTCATAACTCCGAGGACACAGGATCGAAACCTGTCGCCGGTATATTTTAGAAATCATATAAACAGTTAGTGTTTATATTATTTAACTGTCATAAAAAATTGATATAAATATGTACGATGAATGCACATATATCAACAACGTTCGTGGAAATGGAAGGACAAGGACAAGGACAAAATCGGCGTGTCGAACAAATGAAGGCGGTCCAGGCGGAAGGCTTGGCCCTATTTACGCGCAAAAACGCAGATTACGGTGATGCGTTTGCGAAATATGGCGTCATTGGAGTACTCATGCGAATCGAGGATAAAATCCAGCGATCCATGTCGATCACCAAAAACGGTGTGAATTTAGTCAACGATGAAGGAATTCGAGACACCCTCATTGATTTACACAATTACGCGGCGATGGCATTGATGTTGTTGGATGAAAAAGAGACTTAAAAACAAATTCAGTTAGTTATATGGGTATGAACGTGTATATGCAGTCGTATTCCACATTTGTTACGCTCTTTTAGTTTAGTGGTAGAATTTGGGTCTTATGAGCCCACGGTCACGGGTTCGAATCCCGTAAGGAGCATTTTAAAGATAAATATTTAAATACTAATATACTAAATCAGTATTTAATTAAGCATATTTCCATATAAATCCACCTGCTATTTTAACTTTTCCATTCATACATAATGATATCATTTTTCTTGATACTTTAGTTACAAACGATGCGTTACTAATAGAATCATATTCATTCAAAAATATATTATCGTTATTATACTGACAAACCCTAGTAGAATTGGGTGGTTTTAAATGTATTTGTTTATTATTTTCAGAATAATAAGTTTTCAAACTTTCGCTTATTTTATTTTTAGTTTCGTCACTAAGAATTTTCTTTGTAACGCAACAAGTTTTATTTATTTTTGAATTATATATACCTTGTTTAATTTTATTTATAGTATCAGGTTGTTTCATTAGTAAAGTATTTCTATCTGATAATACTTTTTTTAGTTCAGGATTATCGATATATTTTTGTTTTAATGTGTTTTTAATGCGATTTTTTACTTCTTCAGTATGTCTTTTTCCTTTAAAACCTCCTCCGCATTGACCTCCAGTTGTTAAATTGTAACCATTTGGTGCAACACTATTATATTTTTTTATGTATTCTATTTCATATTTAAATCGATCTTCATCAAAACAAATAAGTATTACACTAAACTCAAATTTTTCAATACCATACTTATTAAACGCTTCTCGTAATGCAGGACATCCTTTATTTATACTTGCAGTTTGTATATGTTGATTCCATCTTTTTTTTACATCTTTATATGTGGTGATACCAATATATACTTTCTTTGAAATTTTATTTAATATTCGATATATGTATGCCATTAAAAATGTACCTGATCTGTAATATTATAATACTAATCTATTTATTATATTTCTTTCTTTTACACATAAAAATTAAAATACTAATATTCTATATAATACAATATTTGTATTTCATGGTTAATTATCGAAAGTCGTCGCGCAAGACCCGTGGTCACAAGCGTAGTAGCAGTCGTCGTTGTGCATCTACCACTCGTCGTCATCGTCGTTCTCACCGTCGTCGCGTGATCCAGAGCGGCGGATGAGGCCAGGCTATCCCTGTTGCAAATTAAATAAAAATAACACTACTACGAAATCTATGAGAATATATCGTTGTGAAGACGCGTTTATAAACCGACAAACGGTGAAACGCGGTACTGATTTGATATATTGAAATGTTTCGCGATTGTTAGTGTCTATGAATATTTAGTATTACTATAATATAGTAAATATTCGTGAAATGGTTACAGCATCTAATAATAAAACAAACCACAAAAAAGACACGGTAAAAGACAAGAAAAACACGGTAAAAGACACGGTAAAAGACAAGAATAATAAAAACACGGTAAAAAACACGGTAAAAGACACGGTAAAAGACAAGAAAACCACGGTAAACGACAAGAAAAACACGGTAAACGACAAGAAAAACACGGTAAAAGACAAGAAAAATACGGTAAACAACATACACAAAAAAGAAGAACCGAAAAATAAAACAGAAATCTCAACGATAGATGTTAAAAAAGAAGATGATAAAGGTGGCCCTCTTGATGAAAAAGGTAATCCATATCCAATCGAGAATCCAGAAGGTGGAGACCCTATTTGTATACCTGGATATAAAATAGATTATGATTTTGATCCATTTAACGATCCAATTAATCCTCCGTTCCGTTGTATTTCTTCATTAAAAGATCCAAGTGATAGTGTAGCAAATAAAGTACTTCAAATGGCAAATAACCCTTCTTCTGGTATTCAAAATATGGCAATGAAAATCCCAAGAGGAATGAGTGGCGGTAGTAGACGTAAATACAGAAATCACACGAGGAAAATACGTACTCGTGTTCGTACTCTTACTCGTACTCGTATTCGTCGTCGTCATTAGAATCCAATATCATAATCATCATCCACCTTTCCAAGTCGAACTTTCTTCACATTATCCACGCATGACTGAATCGCCAATTTCGGAATACCACACTTATCCGTATCCAATCCAACCGATGAATTCGCCTTGAACGCTTCTTCGATCTCTTCATTTGCGTCAGTATGACGATACTCCACTGCTTCTTGTTTCATCATCTCGTCCATATTCACGAGCACCTGAAACGCACTTGTTCCATAATACCCTTCTTGACCGCACATCACATTCGCAGAAATACCACGCATAGGATCCAACTCAGCATGTCGCGCGGCTTTCAAGAACATCTCAGGTGTCTCTTCAAATGACGCCTTTGCAATCGGACCAATGTCATCGCTATTGATTCCATGGCGGAAGATCGAGATCATTGACGATGAAACGGTCATACGGTCGCATAACAGGCACACGTGATGATAGTTGATTGGAGAGTCATCAAACACCTCCGCGAGTTCATTGTAGATCGCTTGGCGAGCCGCTTCAATTCCAAACACACGATACACTTCTTGAATATCATTGCTAACTGTGCGTTTGGCGTCAATGTAATCTTGTCCCAGCATATGAATCAGATTGGTTCCCGTGGTATCCAGCACCCAGCTATCCTTTTTCGTATACACTCCATCCGCCTTTGTCAGGGTATTCTTGATTTTACGCAACATAACCTTCTTGATTCCTTTCACGCCACGAAGTACGATATTATTCAATAACTGATCTTGGAACGTCTTGATCATATAGATATGGTCAGATTGATCAAGTGGGTTTTGTTTATGGCCGCCGCCACCACCACCAAATGCACCACCACCGCCGCCGGCACCACCTCCAGACTTCTTTCCCTGTGAGATATTCTCCATACGAAGACGAAATACAAGATTATCGTCATTATAATCCGAAAAGGCGCAACTAACTTCATTGCCATAGCTGTTCTTGATTGCAAAGTGGATATCATCCATCGTCAGCTTCTTATCCAACATTGCCTCTGCGTCAATCTTGATACGTATAATCCATTTCGATTTCATTGCGGTTGCGGCAGCCGATGATGCAGATGCCCCTCCACCACTCGACGGGATATCCGGTACATCCGATGTTCCAGCAATCACTGAATCACGTACACATTCTTCCATCAACTTCTCGAACTCCTGGTATTGACTCATCACCTCGCGATCTTGTTCTACAAGTGTATTCAAGTCATCTGGATCAAAGCATACTTCTACGCTTTCTACGACCTCCGCTAACTTCGTATGTTCGATCAGAGGAATAAACTCCTGGACACGTTCCGGTGTTGATTCATCATCCTCCTTGAAATACACGGTAATCGACGGGTTCTTCGGATTCTCTGAAAGCGACAAGATTTCTTCAATACGAGGCACACCACGTGTAGCGTTTGACTTGGATGCAACACCGGCAGAATGAAATGTATTCAACGTAAGCTGGGTGGTCGGTTCACCGATACTCTGTGCCGACACCATTCCTACCATTTCACCAGGTGCAACGATGGAACGCTTGTACTGAAGATTGATCACGCTGATCAGAATAGATAATGCACTCTTATTGAACCGCTTCACGAGAAGAAGCTGGTTGGGTGACAGATAGTAATAGTACATGACCTTAAAGAGGAGAGTTGGTGGCGCATAATATAGATTCTCTAATTGGCGAAACCCTGCGGTTATCATCTCCATCGCTTCCAGAGGTGTAATGTCCACCATCGAGTTCTGATTGATTTGTTGTTGCGCCTGAACATTGTTGATGATGTGCATGAACGACACTGGCATTTGTACATTCTTATTATCGAGATTGTTGAATACGCGCTCAATGATCAAATCGCGCATTTCAATCATGTAGTCAATGAGGTCTCGGATTTTCTTCACTGTGGCGGTCTTCTCTTTCTTCATCTTCGCGTATGCTGTCTTCGTGAATGCAGTGGCCGCGCTTTCTTGCGTTTCACTCGAGTTGTCGAGAGGCATATGGAAATGCGCATAGATTTCGTCCATACTCATCGCCACGAGTGGGAGGGACTGATTCTCCACCTTGATCGTGTCGATTCCATCATCACCATAAGCGAACTGGATAATACGTTGCTTGCCGTTACGCACGGTCATATCGTATTCCACCTTCAGATCTTCCATACCTTTAATGAGACGACGCTGAATATATCCTGTGGTGCTCGTATCGCGCACTTGAAGACCATTTGCCAAACCAAAATTGAGTGTCTTGGGAATTGTCAAATCATACATCTTCGGGTGGAGTGCGGGGTCTACTATTTCCATTGCGACGATTTCATCCAAGATTACATCATTGAGGGTGCGAATCTTGTCTAATTTGTCAGTCCAAACAATAGATTTCATCTTACGATTTTTCTCTGGATGAAGAAGAGTGATTTGCTCTGAAAATCGCTGTCCATTTGATGCGCGGATTGACAAACGATACGCTGGTTTGATATTCTTTGTTCCAAAATTGTTTTTCTTGAGTTGAGACTTTGATATCTTTGCGTAAACACCCAATCTGGAACAGAGAAACGCAATGTCTTCCGTCAATCGTTCGCTGCAAGATGACGAATCAATTGAATTTCGAGAAACATGTCCATCTCCAGAAATATAACCACTCAATAAACCCTTAACAAACTCTGTATTTGAAATATATGCCTCATTAGGAATATGCTTGTTTTCTGCACCGCTTCCTACCAAATTCGTAATGAATTCAGCCATAATAGAAGATGCTCCACAAATTGTCGTTGTTGTGCCATTTGCTTTGTTTGTCCTAGATCTTTCGACGCATAGAATATTGAACTTGGAGAACCAATTTTTAACAAAGGTTCGAATAGTTTCATCATTATTTGTAATAGTAATTTGACACTTGTTAATGTTTCCTTCTGCGATAAACAACCCGATAAATATACCATTTTCAAACGTCAAATCAAATTTGTCGGGAATATTTGAATGCTGTCTTGATCCGTTGTATGAATATACGCAATCGGAAGATATATTTTCAATATTTGAACGAACAACTGCTCTCTGAAGACGAGCCTTGCTCGGATAAGGGAGAACAAATGTCTTGTTATTATTTTCATTCCACCAGTTGGTCGGAATTTTCATTCTATCATCACCCATTGCTTCTTTCATCATATCTACTGCCTTACGCATTTCAGAACCGTATACATATTTGGTCTTTGGTAAATATTTTTCCATTGGTATCACCATTATTGAGGATTCACCGTCCGACCTGTAATCGCAGACATTCTTCGCAACAGGAACGAAATCGCCAACCGTGATTTCTTCAGTGTACTTCTCGCGAAACTGCTGAAGCTCTTCATTCCAAACAAGAAGCGACTTATTCGCAGTGACCGTCACATAACGCCCAGCCTTGGTTTTTATTTTGAAGAGCTTTTCTCCTGGGTCGTGACGCGTTACTGCTGTAATTGTCTCCCAAGATACATTTCCTTCATAATCCATCGTAACGATTTTGATCGGATGTGTCAGTTCGAGATATTCCATATTCTGCTCGGTCATATACTGAATCTTATTATCGCTACCGCTTGTCGTCTTATGGTTATCCAAATGTGCATCAATCCATTCACCAATTTTGACATATTTAGGAACCTCATTTTCTACGACGATAATCGGCGTCTCCCATGTAACAGACTTAACAGCCGTATCAATCAAACCAATACGACCACCCATCGCGTGGAAGAACAGTTCCTCCGGCGACAACCCCGAAATAAACGAACTTTCAATGAAGCCACGCGCCAGGGGACCGTCATCAAACTTGTTGAAGTGAGGAAGCGTTCGACTGTCAAAACCATACGAGATACGCTTGCCTTCGATCGCTTGTTGGCCAAGACATGAAATCATTTGCGAAATGTTGATGTCACTACCTTTTGAACCGGAAAGCACGAGACCAATGAAACGGTTCGCAGAATTCAAACTCTTCGTTCCGATACCACCTGCCTCACTCGTGGCAGTATTCAGAATATTCGACACCTTTGCTTCAAACTCCGCCTCGTTCGACTTTCCAGTCTTGTTCTCGAAAATTCCCAGATGGACCTGGTCGATCAGATTCTTCACTTCCGTCTTCTTCTTCGTGATGACATCTATGATTTGTGTATTCGTCGCCTTGTTCGCAATAAGGTCGCTGATGCCAACACTATATGCGTGCGATTTCATATATTCCGTGATAATGTTCTGGAGCCCGTCAATGAAGTCGGCTGCCGCGATATTTCCGAAATCATTGCATACACGCTGAATCAATCCAACGCCACCACCTCCGAGAACGCTCTTGTCGATTTGACCACGGATCATGCGTCCATTTCGGATCTCGACGACATTATTCGAGGTGGCGTAGTCCTCATTCGGGTTCTTCTCACCGAACGCCTTCTTCTTGTATTTCAGGGTCAAGGGTGGCAAAATCTGCGACAACACGTCGAAATTGCTCACGTCTTCGCCACTCTTGAATAGCGTTTCATTGACGCGAGGGTATGCTGCGAGCAGGTTCATCGCCTCCCTTGGCGTGAAACGGATATTCTCCCGTGTGAATAAGTATGATCCGATCAACGAGTCCTGGAAAACGCCGATAATCGAGTTATTGTTTGCAGGACTGATGAGTTGGTAGGGAACTGCGGCCAAGTGGCGCAATTCAATCTCGGACTCGTCATCCTGCGGCATATGAAGGTTCATTTCATCTCCCGATGAATATCCTCAAGGTTTCCCAAGAGGCCGGACTGTATCTGAAGCAAGCTCTGAATGGTTAGTTCATCATCGCTCACCAACACCGGTTCAGTCTCTGAGTGCCCTCCATAGTCTAACCATTTCGACCGTAGGAAGTAACACTGCTGATTGCCCAATCCTTTACATTATTACCATTGGGTTCGTCAATTAAACGAGTTCCTCGCAGATGTTTCCATCCGAAAGTGGTAGTAAAGGCTCTAAGGGGTTTCCAGCAACAAGGTGTTTTGCCTATTGGGTCATATGACCCAACAGACTAGGAGGTAGCACGCTTTTCACGCCTCCTGTTTTCGACAGAGATGTTTATCGAAGTCTGCATTATAGGGTTTCGTACAACCAACATTCATACGAAACGTATCTCCCTGGTACATCACACGCGCAATATGACACATCATACTCATCCTGTGAAGTGTCGGCTGACGGTTGAAGAGAATCGCATCACCGTCCATCATGTGTCGATGAACGATGTCGCCATTGTTCAGCATAATATTCGCGCGGTCTGCATAACGAAGCGAAATCGATTCGCCCGTCTTCCGCTCCAGGATCTTTGCGCCAGGGTACTCATCCGGACCCGCACGAACCAGGCGAAGCAGGAATTTCTTATTCCGATCATTCACGACAACCGGCTTCGTAATATTCTTCGCAATTTTCAACGGAACACCAAGTTCACGAATGGAGAGATTGGGATCAGGTGTAATCACCGAACGCGCTGAGAAATCCACACGCTTCCCCATCAAGTTCCCACGGACTCGACCCGTCTTTCCATTCAACCGTTCCTGAATCGATTTTAGCGGACGACCGGATCGTTGTGCGACAGGTGCGCAACCTGGAATGTTGTTGTTGACCTGTGTAGCAACGTAATACTGGAGCATCATGTGCCATCCATCAATCACATTTGCAGGTGCGCCCTCATTGATCTTGTCTTGCAGTGTTGTATTCGCCTTAATAATATTAACGATGATATGAGTAATGTCATCCTCGCTCCTTTGGGAGCCGTCCATCTTCACCGAGGGACGAACGGCAGGTGGCGGAATTGCGAGAACCTGACAAACCATCCAGTCAGGGCGCGAGAACACCGGACTAAATCCCATAAACTCGACATCTTCGTCACTGATCCTGCGAAAGATCTTGATCACGATTTCTGGCGTCAACTTCATCGAAAGAGAGCCGTCCTTGTCCGCTTCAGCTGCACTACCTGCGATACTGGTTGCAGTCGTCTCTTCTAAAATTCCCTTGACATTGTCCCATTCCGCATAGATTTTTCCGAGACCAGCCTTCATCGTAATCCTACTCGGCTGAAGACAACCACAACCAGTCTCAGTGTCTTCACCACAACGTTTGATTTTACTGGCGATGCGAAACACCTGCGACCATCTTTCATCCGCTGGTAATCTCAGAAGTTGCTTATTCGCAGTTTTGCTCATACGAAGAGCACTGCACTTGATACAGATGCATCGCAGGATTTTTATAATCGATCCTAGATATTGATAGTAGAACACTGGACGGGCAAGCTTGATGTGGCCAAAGTATCCAGGGCATTTCATATAGTCGAGACCATCTGTCGGACAAATGACACCAGGATCAATAGGACCCATCCTTGGGTCAAATAACCCCCCTATGACAGGTTTATTGTTCACATATGTTTCACGATTGGTGATTTCAGCGACAGATCCTCTCAATATTTCTTCGGGCGACATGATACTAAATTGAATGCCGATGATTTTAGATACAGGGGTACTCGTTGACATTGCCATTGTTTTTGGGTATGTGAAACCTTTTGCGTATTCGGTCTTCTTATATACCTACTATAATATTTAGATTGTTTTCAATTTTACCGAGATATAGAATTTCGAATGATAATGCATTATGGAATGGAATATGGAATGGAATATGGAATATGGAATGGAATATGGAATATGGAATGGAATATGGAACGTAATGGAATGGAATAGAGTAACGAAAAAAATTGAAATGGTTTTTTCATCAATGACGATCCACAGTGATTCATCAAGGACAACACGAAAAACAATGCCATTCAGTATCAAGAAAAACGACAAGAAGACCGCCCGTATCTTCGGAGTTAAGACTACGTATAAGAAGCACCGCGACGATGAGGACAACAAGGGCATTCCTGAATCCGAATCCGGGTCTGGATCAGACTCTGAAGGAGAGCACTCCTCCGGATCATCATCTGTGTCCGTCTCTGTCCCTCAGCGCGGAAGGCGTAGTAATAAGCGCACGATGGTCGTGGCGAAAAAATCCAATACTCGTGCCGCAAATATGGTGGTTGGCAAAATCGCGGAAGCACTTGCTTCATCGGTAATTGCTGCCGCTATTGCCAACGGCAAAGGAAAAGGAAAAGGAAAAAAGTTACGCCGTGACGAGGAAGAAGAAGAGGAAGAAGAGAGCGACGCCGAGGAGGAATATGATGAAGACCGTGAAACTGATGATGAGGAAGATGACGATGCGTCTGAAGACATTGGCAGCGATGACAGCGAAGACGACAGCGATGAGGACGACAGCGATGACGATGACGACGACGATGACAGCGATGGCGACGATGATGACAGTGATTATGACAGTGAAGATGATTACTTCAGCGACGACGATGACGACAGCGATGACAGCAGCGAAGCCGACATTGCGCGTCAGAAGAAGGATCAAAAGAAAATGGAACTGCGTTGTGAGAACAACAAGAAACAACTTGCCGATATCAAAGAAACAATTCAATCGCTCACTGAAACAATGTCGACAAATGCTTCGCTTGCAAACAATAAGTTCATGAAAAAGCAGCTCGAAGAAATGAAGCAAAAGCAGCGCGACATTGAGAACCAGCTCCGCGCCGATGAAAAGAAGCGCGACAAGTTGAACGTTAAGGAGTTCAAAACACTTCTCCGAAAGAAGAACTCTACCAATGATCTCCGCTACTTTCGCCGCCACATGACGCCAGCTGAGCAGCAAAAGGTCATCGCTGACTTGAAGCAAATCCACGCTGTGAGCATCATTCAGAAACCATACCGACTTTCCCTTTTGGAGACCGACATTCCTATCGCATTCAAGGCGATCGCCATGCGCAAAATCAACTCGCTTCGTCACATGGAGCCTGGTTGCGGTGAGTACTACAAGGTGAAGAACTGGGTAGATACTTTCATGAAGATCCCCTTCAACAAGACCAAGAATCTCCCGCTGACGATCGATGATGGTCTGCAGCGTTGCAGTGAGTTTATGGAGGCGTCCAAGACCACGCTCGACACTGCAGTTTACGGTCTCAATGACGCGAAGCTCCAGATTATGCAGATGCTCGGTCAGTGGATTTCAAACCCAGGCGCGATGGGAAGTGCGATTGCCATCAAAGGTCCAATGGGTACTGGCAAGACTTCACTTGTGAAGGAGGGTATCAGCAAGATTCTCGGCCGTGACTTCGCATTCATCGCGCTCGGTGGTGCAACTGACAGTAGCTTCTTGGAGGGTCACTCCTACACTTACGAAGGCAGCACGTGGGGCAAGATCGTCGAGATCATCATCCAATGCGGTTCGATGAATCCAGTCATCTACTTCGATGAGCTCGACAAGATCAGTGAAACCGCCAAGGGCGAGGAAATCGTCGGAATCCTGACGCACCTCACCGACACGAGTCAGAACTCGCAGTTTCACGACCGCTACTTCGCTGAGATTGACTTTGACTTGAGCAAGTGTCTCTTCATCTTCAGCTACAATGACGAGAGCAAGGTCAACCCCATTCTCCTCGACAGAATGTACAGGATCAACACAACTGGATACAACAAGAAGGACAAGACGCAGATTGCGCAAAAGTATCTCATGCCCAAGATTTGCGCGCAGGTTGGATTTCGCGAAGGAGACATTGCCATTCCAGATTCAGTGATCGAGCACATCGTGGAGAACTACACCGAGCGGGAGGAAGGAGTCCGCAATCTGAAGCGGTGCTTGGAAGTCGTTCACCGTAAGTTGAACTTGTATCGTCTAATCAAGCCAGATACACCGCTGTTCGAGAAGGAGATGTCGCTCAAGGTGACATTCCCGTTCTCGGTGACAAATGAAGTGGTCGACAAGTTGGTCAAGCAAGCCAACGATGATAAGCGTGTGAACCTGAGTTTGTATTTGTAAGTCGCGCCGCCGCTGTGAGTAGAGGAATAACAATAATAATCAATAAATATTAAAGATTTTTTTATGTGATTTAGTATTGCTCCCCCACCCGCGGTAAATGTCGTCAAATCAACCAGTTTCACTATTTTTTTACAATTTCTGGAATGGATTCATCGAACGGACTGATAGTATGGATTGTACATTTTTTTTGACACTTTTTGAAAAGGTATTCAAAGGTCCAGTTTGCATTACAACTTCACCCGACGAAGCAAATGTATTGATCGAATCTATATTTGGCAACAATACGTACTTATATTACAAAAAGTGGAGAGCAACCTTTTTATTTACTGGAGAGTCTCACTATTGTAACTATCCCCACGTATCTCAATTTAACTGTGTATTGGGATTTGAAGAGACACGTGATATTTATGTACAATGCCCTTTGTATCTTTTATTTTTACAAACAAATCCGGCGATAATAGACCAATTGAACCCACCTCATGAAAAAAACATACCGCCTAATAACGCATCCGTGGTAATTAGCAATGCTCATGGTGAAGAGCGTTTACGTTTTATGGATCGGGTTGAACAACACATGCCAGTATTTTATGGCGGGAAATATAAAAATAATACGGACGGTGTTGTCAACGGACATTTTAATTCCCCGGAAATGAATGAATTCTACCAGCGCGGGAAATTTGCGATTACGATGGAAAATGCCGATCGACCATACTATATTACAGAAAAACTGGTAAACGGTCTTCGGTCTGGAGTGGTGCCTGTATACTGGGGGACGTCGCGCGTAAAAGAGTTTTTCAATCCAAAACGGTTTCTTCACTTGAAGCCTGGTGCAACAGAAGAAGATATATCCGAGATGATTAAACGTATGAAATCAATGACGGATGAAGAGTATTTGAGTATAATACATGAACCGATCATGATACGTTCAATGGAAGATGTAATGAACGAGATTTCGGAGTCTATAAGAAAAAGACTTACCTTGCTTACCTTTAATGTCGTATATGTGTCGTGATCGTCGTCGCTGTTATTGCAGACATAACCAGACAGCAACGGTCGAAATAATTTGTTCTGTATTCACGGCGGTAGCTCTTGGAACATCTTCTTCTGCTTCAAAAGCACGGGACTCCTCTTCGGTAAGAATAATTCTTGTCCTCCTCGTCGTTGTCCTCCTCGTCGTTGTCGTCGTCACTGTTGTTGCAGACAGAGCCAGCCGCGGTCGAAATGATTGTTCCGTATTCACGGCGGTAGCTTCTTGGAACCTCTTCTGCTTCAAATGCACGAACCGCCTCTTCGGTAAGAATGATCCCTTCGAGCTCTTGGTCGAGGTATTGGCTGAACACGACATCCATGTTTGCACTCTGTACCTCGATGGTGACTTGTTGCGAAGTTTCTCCAAAAACCGAAACGGGACGCGCAGTTTCACTGAAACTGGAGGGAGAAGATTCGCCTTCCAAAACAGCCCTCACATAGTAGGGCGAATGATCCATGGCGTCTCGTTGTGTCTCCATCCACCACGCAGAAGCGCAGTATTCAATGCACGCAAAGTAGCGACATTGTGCAAAGAATGCCCGGCATTTTTCGGCGTGATGGATGATTTTGCCGATCGTGTTTTCCGCCGCCAATTTGTAAGCGATGATGTTGCGTGTTCGCATCGCAATCAGAATTGGTTGAACTTGAAGAAGAATGTTTCGAGCGATTGTCCGATGGTTCTGTTTCAGCTGTTCGCCAAGTTGCTTGAGACCTTTGATGGCGGGACCTTCGTATTCCAGAAGACATTCGAACGGCTCATCATCCATGTCGACGCCATGATCGGGATGATCAGTGATGGCCGTCGCAGCGAATGATTGTGACGACGACGACGATGATCGATGATGCAGTGAGGGTGGTAAAGCGAGGGCTGACCTTTCGCTCGCGATACTCCGCCGGATGTTTCGAAGCATGGTTCGTTTTTGCTGTTTGTTCGTCACGAGCATTTTTCGGAAATGTTCAAGTGCGTCGATGGCGACCAACACAATTTGTTCCGCTTGTAGAAACGCGCTGTGCTGAGGCAACTTGGTTTCGTAGTAAATGTAGTCATTGTGTGCGATTTCACACATCTCGCAACTGATTTTGCGAGTTCCGAGAAATGTATTGGGTTTTTCAACCCTTGCGCGAGCATCATTCAGATCTTTTTCGAATTCTGTACGGATGGCTTGAACGAGCTCATTGGTTCGGTCGATGTATTCCTTGAGTTCCTTGGCTCCCTTGACGCTGGTAGGGAAGGTAGTCCTGATTGTATTTGTACTGTTTGACGACATTGTTTCTCTGACTTGCTTGATTCACTGTTAATCATCAAGTATCAGAAAAAACATTTCAATTTTTTTCATATGGCGGACGGATGAAATCCCACCATGTGAAAATATTCCTAAACACCTGAATCCGATGTACGATTTCCGCCACGAGTATTCAAGTAGTTAATTTGCTCTGAAGTCATACAAATACAGCCAGTGCTTGTCGAGTAAGGCGCGGGACAGCATTCCGGTTTAGATTTGTTTTTGGCGAACATAACCAACTGGCCGTTTTTTAACGGTTCATCTGCAGAATAAGAAGTACCAGTGTTGTTCATTCCGCCATATCCAAAATCAGATGCATAAGAGTTTGCTTTGGTCAACCACATTCCAGAAACATCTCCATTTTGGACTTCGTTTATATCTGATCCCATAGTTGCCATACCCTCGGTGGTATTTACGGGAATCTTTTCATGACGTGGTGCAGGTTCAGAGCCACCGATGTTGCCGCCGGTAAGTACATTCAAGCCATGATTAAATACATTCCCACCAAGAAAACCTTCAGGCTTCTTTTCGCCAGTAACAGCATTCAACACTGTATTTATTCCATTTTGTAATCCCATCATACCAACGAATCCTTGCTTCGTAGGAGGGTTCAAAATGGGTGGAGTCGGCTGATTTTTAGACATGATTTCCGCTATATCTTTATTTGCTTCTGTTACAGCTTGAACCGATCCAGGTGAACCACTATCCTTTTTTGACATACCCTCCTTTACAGGTGATCCAGTTTTTCCCATAATGTAATCAAAAATCGGATAACGGCAACAACTACACATTAAGTTTGCGCCAATGAAAAGTAAAACAATAACAAGTAAAATAAGTTTATAGTCCATTTTGTATTTGAAAGAATTGTTGAACAATACAATTATAATAAAACTATAGATAATTATTCATAAGTAGTGGCATCTTCTCTAAATACGCTATGATACGAAACGAATTATGGCGAAGGCAAGCGACTTGTTCGTTGTCGAGTAATTTGGCGTGAAACAATTCCTAATAATATAAGCGGAATTGCAATCGTAAGAAAAACGGCAAGTGCCGCGATTGCTAGAACCCATCCCACAAATGGAATATACCACAATGCTATAATAATAATAACCATTACAACCAATATGATAATCATGAGTTCATATACCGACCCAATAAGTGAATAAAATGACCATAATACTCCAACAAATGTAAGTAAAAATGTTGCTAATATACCTTTTATTTTCTCAAAGAAGTCAACCGTTTTGATCAACATGACTTGAACAGGAATAATCACGTTTTGGATTCGATTAAAAATCGCCAGAAAAAGATCTTTGATGGTATCGCGTATCTTGTTCAGGAATAAACGAAGTTTCTCGATGACGTCTAAAATATTTTTGAATATTTTCATGACAACATTGAAACCTGCATATACCATCACCATTGGTTTATCGAAAACACCTTTTGTTATATTTGAGCTACACTCCGTGAAATTTTGTTTGGTATATTCCATTGGATCGGTCCCTTCTGGTGCATTGATCCATCCAGCAAACGGCATCACATCTGGTCGACATCTGTACTTTGGCCAGTCTTGTTTCACTTCATTCAGTCGGATCTGTATTTGAAAATATGTCACTGCACACATAAATACAAATATGACAAGACATACTTTCATAATATCGATCCCATATCTGCCTGAAAATGTATTGTCACCGTATAAATATTTTAATCTTTCTATGATGGGTTGTTTCTTTAGTTTTTGTAGTTTTTCGTCATACTCCGACGATCCTTGTTCTGCATAATCTTTTAATGATGAGAATACTGAATCACGTGCAGTAGATAACCCTTTGTTTACAACTTTACCTGCAATAGTTGAAGATATACTACCTAAATCTACAAAATATTTTTGAACTATTGTAAAAATAAGTGATATTGGATCAGCCATGACCTATATTCAGATATATTTTAGATATATTTGAATATTACTACACCCGACTAAGCTCACTCCGTATTGCATATGTCCTGTAATATTATGACAAAAATGAAAGATTCTTGTTGATTTGACCAGGCATTCCATGTCCAAACATTATCATATAAATAAGGACAAATGCTCCAATCACAATGGATCGGTCTTCTGCGACAAATTGTGGCTGGTTAAAGACAAATCGCATCATCAAATAAATCGCAATACCAATCATGGCAGAATGTGCCAACATAACTGCGCCACGTTCGTATGTCATTTTGTAAATGTGTTATACATATTCCAAATATTGTAAATACTCCTTTACTGCGTACTGCGTACTCCGTACTCCGTACTCCGTACTCCGTACTCCGTTACTCTGTACTCCGTTACTCTGTACTCCGTACTCCGTTACTCTGTACTCCGTACTCCGTTACTCTGTACTCCGTACTCCGTTACTCTGTACTCCGTACTCCGTTACTCTGTACTCCGTACTCCGTTACTTCTTCCCAAGTGCTCGGACCATTTGTCCAAATATACCTCCCCACAAGCTCTTCATCACCATAAGAGCGCTCGACATAACAAACATAAGTGTCGCAAAAATACCGGCAAGTTTATTCACTAAATCTCTCATCGCAATAATAATACGCTGAAACCCAATAATAATATTATTGAAAACACCGAAGATGTTCTTGAATACACTCATAATTTTATCACGAAGCCCGCCGATGAATCCGCGAATGCTTTCAGTGTCCTTGACAATTTTGGTCGCAACAGAACCGACTAATGAAATCACGTGATTCAATGGCATCATAAGATAATCCATATACCCACTTTGCGTTGCCTGAATACATTGCATAAAGTTATCTCCGGTATCATGTCCAAATATCGACGCAAAAGGCATGACTGCTGGACTACATCGATAAAGTGGCCAATTATCTTTTACCTTTTTCATTCCAATTGCTAAAATATTGGCAACATAAAGTCCAAGAAATATAACAATAATCATAATTGTAAATAAGATATCTGTTGATTTCATTTCGATTTATGCCTACGTTTCTTTTTCTACTCGACAAATAATGACGACGACGATAGTATTCCGTCTTCCGTTATATTACACTCATATAATATCTATTCATTATGACCCGAAGATTACGTAAATACCTTGCGCAGGACTTTTTTGATGTTGTATGCAATAATGGTTGTCAGTGATTGATCGTGACGTGGTTTACGACGGCGTGTATATTTGTATTTCATGGTATTATAGCGACGCCCTCCTTTTTGTGTAGCATACGCATCATTGATACTGTTGGATTGTGCTTGGTTACTAATCGCAGTAAAATTCGCATTTTGCGCACCGGCGCATTGTGGGCCACTCGAGCATGTTGAACCCACTTGTGGAATTGCAATTTGCGCGCCCCCTTGTGATGAACCGCCTTTCTGATCTTGCGATACATAACGCCTGCCTTTATATGTTCGAATAAACGACTTATGCTGGTATTTGCTTAGGTGGCGGTTTTGTCGTGAACGCTTACGTCGTCCTCCTGTAAGATTATTTACAGAATTCAATTGTACTTGTTGATTTTTTACGGAGTCCATTGCTGCTTGAGGTGTAGCAATATTTGCGGGTACTTGAATACCAGTTGCTTCATAACTTGGCGCTTGTGGTGCTTCTTGAACTTTGATTGTCATCGAATCTATATATAATCACGAATCTATATATAATCACGATAAAATAATAAATATCAATACGTCTCGCGTTTGAATACAGTCTAAATACTATATTTGTACTATATACATACGCGCATATCGCATAAATGGACTCTGAACAACGTATTCAACTACAAAAGCTCGTCGAAGCGAATGGAACAAAAGATCATACTGAAGTGATTCGCCGTGTAAAACACAGTTCACAAATTTACGTTGATGTTACGACAATGATCAAATTAAAACGCGATTATGAACGTTTAGCCAAATCAAACCCAAAACAATTTGACGCAATATGTGTATCTCGTTGTGAGTTCCTTTTCAAATTTTATACGGATTTATTCAACCGTCTTAAAAGTGGAGAGATCGACCTAAATCTTCTCTTTAAAATGATACAAATATTACGAGATATTGAGGACGGTAAATTAGATCAACACGAGGGTTCATTTGAAGTCGGAAAGATCTTAAAGAGTATTTACGTTGATAGCGCGCTGAAACGAGCGGAAAACTTGGATGCTGAAAAGGAAACAAAAGATAAACGTGCAAAATCGAAAGCTGCCAAAACGTCGCGTCCAGCAATTCCAGAGAAGAAGCTGACGTGGGCTGAATTTAAGGCATCGCAAACGGACGCATCTATTACGCCTTCGGGATCGGATTCATAAATAGAATATATCCGTTTAGGTACGTCGCGAATGACACCCATAGAATGTACGGGACGAGTAAATACGCTGCGAGGCGCGATACTGGATAAAATGCTCGAATATTTAGTGCGATGAACGCGAGCATTCCTAATATAACAACAAAGCTCAGATCGGGGCGCTGGAAACGAAAGAATATCTGGGACCACGAGAGATTGAGAACCCATGCCGCGCAATAATAGAAAAACCCAGTGGATCGGACACCCGAACTAATGGATGTGGTGGCTGAGAGAAACACGACACCTGACGCAATGATGAGTGCGTATAAAATCGTCCATGCGATGGGGAAGACCCAACTGGGAGGAGTTAGGGGGGATTGTTTGAGAGATTTATACCAACGAGAATCGGTTTCTGAGTTCATTATAATAATATACCAATATATATATTATCTTTTATTATTAAAAAGAATGGAATATCAAGTAGTCGAAATGTTTAACCTTGTCGACTTTCAGGATGCAGTAAACGAAGAAATTAGAAAGGGATGGACCCTTCAAGGCGGGGTTGCTGTTAATTCTTATACGGGTTCTTATATGCAAGCAATGATTAGAAATACGAGAAATAAATATACATATGACAATGTAAATTCTTTTCGTGCGAGTCCTAATCCTGATTCTGAATTAAAACCTGTGATAGCATCATCGGGTGTTGCGGGAGGGGGAGGTGGAGGTGGTGGTGGTGTTGCAGGAGGAGATGGTGGTGTTGCAGGAGGATGTGGTGGTGGGGCAATTTTAAAACCTGTGATAGCATCATCGGGTGTTGCGGGAGGGGGAGGTGGTGTTAAGGCGCTCAGTGATCCAAATCCTGGTAAGGATTCGAGTAAGCCACGATTGTTTGAAGGTATTAATATTAAAGGTATTGCTGAGAAACCTGTTGATTTAACCGCATTGACTCGATTAACAGCCGCACCTGCTCGGGCCGCACCTGCTCGGGATAGTATATCAGACGATGACGACATTAAGTCAGTTTATTCGGAGTCAGATGAACAGTGGGGAGGAGGTTCAAATAAACGAAAACAAAAAACAAAACGGTCAAGGATGATAAAAAAAAGAAGAACATTGCGAAAATAAAGTTTATTCTTATAAACAAGTATAAAATTGAATGTATATGTTGTATATCATTTACAACATACACAGCAAATCAAGTGATGCCACCCAAAATCAAAGTGAAGTATACACCTCGTGTGCCAGCATCGTCGTCGGCGACCCCCGCCCCCGCCCCCGCTTCTGTGATTCGGCCTCGTGACGGTAAGACCCTCGTCATCGTAGAATCCCCCGCCAAGTGTCAGAAGATCGAGACCTACCTCGGCAAAGATAAGTACACGTGTCTCGCAAGTTTCGGGCATATCCGAGAGATTGCCGACGGTCTCAAATCCATCGATGTTGACAACGAGTTCGCCATCAAGTTCGCGATTATGTCATCGAAGCAGGGCCAAGTCGCGAAACTCCGCGCAGCAATTGCCAACGCCACGGAGGTCATTCTCGCTACGGACGATGATCGTGAGGGTGAAGCGATCGCTTGGCATTTATGTCAAGTGTTCAATCTCTCGGTGCTTACAACCAAAAGGATTATATTCCATGAAATAACAGAACCCGCACTCAAGGCCGCCGTCGCCGCACCCCGCCTGATCGACATGTCACTCGTCCTTGCACAGCAGGCACGTCAGGTTCTCGACCTCGTCGTTGGTTATAAAATATCTCCTGTATTATGGACCTATGTCGCGCATACAAATCTCTCGGCGGGTCGTTGTCAAACCCCGGCACTGCGCCTCATCTACGAGAATTATAAAGAGATCGAGGCTTCCACGGCGACAATGGTATATTCTATCTCTGGAATCTTCACTAAACTTAATCTTACATTCCATCTCTCGAGAGAAATAGAATCATCTGGCGATTCTTCTGGCGAAGAATGTCTCGAATTATTCATTCGGGAGACTGCAGTAGCGCCGGATTCAGGGTTCCGTGCAACGGTGGGTGCTCCTAAGAAGGTGACAAAAGCGCCGCCATGTCCTTATTCTACCAGTACACTTCAGCAGGCAGCAAGCAATGATCTTCATCTCTCGCCAAAGGATACCATGTCTGTTGCACAGAAATTATATGAGCAAGGCTTCATAACCTATATGAGAACCGATAGTAAGGTATACTCCAGTGAGTTCGTCGCGAAGGCATGTGACTATATTCGGAAACGGTTTGGTGATGCAGATGCAAGTGATGGTGATCTGATTGGAAATCTCTCGACAGTGTCATCGGGGTCGTCGTCCAAAGACGCCGCCACCGCCACTGCCGCCGCCGCCCACGAAGCCATCCGTCCAACAGATATCTCTCGAACTTTACTTCCTCAATCTTGTCATCCGAGAGAACACCGGTTGTATTCCATGATTCATCGGAATACCCTGGAGAGTATCATGGCCCCCGCGATATGCCAAACACTTACCATGGCGATATCATCTCCCGTCAGTGTGCGTGTCAATGGTAAAGATACCGAGTGCGAATACCGTTACACTGCAGAGCAGATCATCAGACCGGGATGGAAGTTGGTTGCGGGTGGGTATGACAAGGATGCAAAAGAATATACCTATTTCGCGTCGATTGCATCAATGTCGTCCGGTAAAAGTGATACAGTACTATCTGCACCCTTTAAGAAAATCATGACGAGGTGCTCCCTTCGAAATACCAAGTCGCATTATACAGAATCCGGTCTCGTTCAGTTACTCGAAAAAATGGGGATTGGTCGCCCGTCAACCTTTTCCAGCCTAATCGATAAAATCCAGGAGCGCGGGTATGTCAAACTCCAAGACATCCGTGGGAAATCTCTCGAATGTCGTGAATTCGTCCTTACAGAAGACAAAAAGATAGAATCAAAAACAGAAGTTCGAGAGATTGGTGGTGAGTCCAGGAAACTCGTCATTCAACCTCTCGGAATCGTTGTTATTGAGTTCCTCCTTGAGCACTTTGCCCCGCTTTTCGAGTACGAGTTCACAAAGAATATGGAGAATCAGCTCGACGAGATCGCAACCGGTGGAATGATATGGCATGAGCTTTGTTATAAATGCTGGTTTGATGTCGCCACGCAGTTACAAGAACTTAAAGAGCGAGGTGTTGTCAAAGAAGAGATTCAGATCGACGACCGACATTCGTATATCTTAGGGCGTAATGGACCGGTCATTCGGTGTCGCGTGACGGACGACGCGGACGCGGACGCCAGCGACAGCGACGCCAGCGACGACGACGACACGCCCCTTCCTGCTAAAAAAACAAAACCGAAATTCATATTTAAATCGGTGCGACCTGACCTTGAATACTCTAAGATCCTGCGTGGGGAGTATTCTCTCGCGTATATGCTTGGTGAATCCACAGAGGGCGATGGCGGTGGCGGTGGAACATCATCGACTGCGCCAGTTGCAGTCGCTGGAGGTGGACGATTTATGGGGCAACATCAAGGCCAGGATGTCGTTATTAAAAGCGGGAAATATGGCGCGTATGTCGTGTGGGGATCTACGAATATATCATTGAAGCCATTGTTGAGCGGGGGTGGCGGCGGCGGCGGCAATGCCCCATCTGTTCCTGCATCAGGAGCCGGAAAATACACACCTAAATCAAAAACGACGACAAATCAAAAATCCGAGTTTGATTTGACATTAGAAGACATAGTGAAGTTTATCGAGAGAATGGCCGGTCCAGGAACAACGCAGATTATGGCATCAGATACCACGGATACCACGGATACTACGGATACCACGTCTACCGGATTGAAAGGACCTTTCATCCAAGGCCAAATATTACGCACCATCGACGAAAATACAACAATACGATATGGAAGATATGGACCGTATATCTTTCATAAAACGGCGAAAATGTCGAAACCGGCGTTCATTGCGCTAAAAGGGTTTCCAGAGAAACATGGGAATTATATAACGTGCGATGCGGGGGTGTTACATGAGTGGATCGCAGCGGATGCGACAGCGCCGGCGAAACCGAAACCGAAAATTCCTTTCAAATTTTACAAGAAATAATCCCAAACTCTTTGTATACCCTCTTCTAAACTGACATCACACTTGAACCCAAACAATTCCTCCGCCTTCGTAATCACTGGTCGACGGCACATTGGATCGTCCTGGGTTCTCGGCAGGTATTTCACTTCAAACGCACTGCCGTACCCGCCATCCGTGATATCCCCTGGTCGCTGTATCACCTTCCTAAACACATCTACGAGTTCATTCATCGTGAATTCGCACCCTGGGTTTCCAATATTCACTGGACCAGCATTCAGAATATTTGAATCCAATGACGGCGCAGCCATAAACGCCACCAGTCCACGGACGGTGTCATCGATGTAGCAAAACGACCTGGTTTGCCCTCCATCTCCGTAAATCGTGATCGGTTCACCGCGCTTGATTTGCCGGACGAAATTGGTGATCACCCGCCCGTCGTTTAAGTCCATCCGTGGGCCATATGTATTAAACAACCGCGCGATCTTCAGGTCTAAATCCGGGAACCGTTTCTGGTATTCATAGATTAGTGTCTCCGCCACACGTTTCCCTTCGTCATAACAAGACCGCTCGCCAACCGTATTCACATTCCCGTAATAAGTCTCAGGTTGAGGGTGGACAAGGGGATCGCCATATACCTCACTCGTGGATGTAAACAGCATTTTACAATTGTATAATACGCAATAGTCCAAGACGCGCTGGGTGCCGTTGATAGACGTCAAGAGGGTCTCCATGGAGTATTTTTTGTATTTCTCAGGCGATGCAATCGATGCGAGATGGTAGATTTCGTCAATTTCTTCTTCATTGAACAATGTAGGATTGATGGGTTTTGTAATATCATACTCAATAAACCGAAACCTCGGTCGAAGTTCCATAATCTCTCGTATATTATTAATGGATCCGGTGATCAAATTATCAACACAGATTACGTGATTATTGGGGGATTGCGCAAGAAGGTAAATACAAAGATTCGAACCAATAAAACCGGCGCCACCGGTGACAACAATTGTTTTTTTTACCATGGAATGGAATGGAATGGAATGGAATGGAACGGAATGGAATGTAATTACATATAGCAATTATTATCTAAATAGTGTATAACCGAAAATACAATGGAAAAACTTGCAGGCCCAAATGACCTCGTCCCATCATTTAAGATATTCTCGATGTTGATCATCATCACAATTGTAGTGAAAATGGTATTTCAGTATAGTTATAATGAAACTGCCGCACCATCATTTAGCGATGTAAGTAGTTTATCAGATGTATCTCTCATCAAAGACGAAATAAAAGAGAAAGACACGTCTGATTTGAAGAAAACGATTACAGTTTATTTCAAGTCGTATATCTTCTATTATTTGACGCTACTTTGGACAATATGCTTGATGATCACAATTGTATCGATCACGCTGAATAAATACGATCCAGCAAAACCAGGTTGTATTTCTAAAATGAGTATGATCAATATGATCCCAATTACATTGTTTATGTTTCTATTAGGGTGGATTATTTATCAAAATACGGTATATTATAATAAAATAAATTCAGGCCATGTGGCAGAATCGTACGTTACATTTGATACTGCAGTAAACATTCTTTTACTGGTTCAGGCAGGTATTATGTATGTGTACATCAATCAGCAAATGTTGTGTTCATCGGAGATGGGTCAATATAGCGAGGCAATGTCGAAATACGGGCCTTATATCGCCGGATTCGTTGCACTTCTTGCGGGTGGATGTATGGTACTCAATGAAATCATCTTGCGGTTCTTTACGACGGATGGGTAACTGTAGAATATTATTTCACTTCATAAGAAAATTCTAAAAAATCCCAAAAATAATTATCTGCTAACGCCCCCTTGTGATATATGTCTTTCTGCATTTTATTACTTGTATAATTACTTTCATTTTTCAATTGTAGTCGATATATACCGATTTCATAGTAATAAATATCATCTTTACATTCAATACGCACATCTACCATATCATCATCAACATACGACTCTTTTCTGTCAGGGTTGTCGTATACATTTTTGATATAAAATTTAGAATAAAAACCTCGTGGGTTCTCAATAATTTTATGTATTGATGGTCTCATAATATAGTCAAGGAATGTATATTTATTTTTATCTATTTGTCTAATAAATTTTCCATCTCGTAATTTATACATTTTCATACTTTTCACAAGTATATATTCTTGTAAATCAAATGGTAATTTTGTTAATAGTTCCATCACATATAAATATGTATTAGTATGTATTAATATTTATATGTAAATAGTTATAGGTTATGCGTCGTTGGAGGGGGAGGAGGCGCAACACCACTATATGAATTTGTAGGTCAACCCACATCCTGCTTCATTCTCCCAGACCCCCGATATTTTTATAATAAAGTGCTGAAATTGCGGTTTATCATGAATCGACATATCATGTTTCCATACACTAATTACTCCACTGCGTAATTGTTGTATGATGTCTCCACTCGGAGTTGGTTTTGGCATCGGACTCGTCGCGTAATGCTGTAGTTGCATCCATTTATTCAAGATACTTGCTTCAATCTCCTCAAACACAGACAACATCGAGCGATTGTGTTCATGTTGGGTATCAAAATGACAATTGTAGATATTACTATTGAAATTTTGTTCATTGTGTTTAATAAAGAGTTCAAGTTGGATATACACACCGTTCATAATGAAGTCGCGCGTAGAATATGTAATTCGATTGAAAATACTATTTGCGATGTGCGTATTGGCTCTTCTCTCTGTGAAATAGACCTGTTCAGGTTTGTATTCATTTGGTGTAATGACCACGTTCATTTCTATTTATTTCGTATGTATGTATATTCATTCATATTCATATCGGTTTAAGCAAAGTTACAATGTCACTAAATATTAATTCTGTCTATAATGTATAGATCTACTTATAGTCGTATGGCTAACCCAGTGAAATACCACATTACAAATTATACACGCAAAATGGCGAAGAAAATCGGTGTCATCGTAAGACCATCTACAAACCCAGAGAAGAAAATCGATGTTTTCCGTCATTCGCGTAAAATCGCCAGTGTTGGCGCTGCAGGTATGAATGATTTCCCAACTTATATTCGCACTCGCGGGCTAACGTATGCAAAAACCCGCAGGCGCTTATACAAAATGCGTCACGAACGCGATCGTCATGTCAAGTGGAGTGCTGGATGGTTGGCAGATAAATTACTTTGGTAATCTTATAATAGACGAGTTTTCCGCGAAAATTGGTATAAATCAAACCTGCGCATACATAATAATTGTCCATCCAATGAGATTCTTTGAGACACATTTCAACGAATATGTCAAAAAGGTAGAAGAATATTCGCTTCATCCTATCATAAAAAAGACCATCACTACCTTTCCACCCGTTATTCAATCCTTACCAAGTATGATCATGTATGGACCGAGTGGAGTCGGAAAATATAGTCATGCATTGTACATGATCTCTCGATATAGTCCATCGCATCTGAAATATGAGAAGCGCATTGCAGTTGCATACAATAAAGATACGTTTTTCATCAAAATCAGTGATTGTCACTTTGAAGTAGATATGTCGCTTCTTGGGTGTAATTCGAAACACCTGTGGAATGAAATCTATAACCAAATCCAGGATATCGTAAGTTCGCGTTCAAATACGACCGCATTTGTCATGTGTAAGAATTTTCATAGAATACATAGTGAGTTATTGGAAACTTTTTATAGTTATATGTCGGATAATCTTAAATTCGTGATTTTATCGGAACATGTGAGTTTCCTGCCGGACAATATACTTCATCGTTGTAAATTGATACCATTTAAGCGTCCTACATTTACAATGTATAACAAGTGTATTTTTTCGTCATCGTCATCGGGTGCGACCGCGGTGTCGTCGGCGGCATCGACTGCGTCGTCATTAACGGGCGTAGGAGGGGCTACGATGAAAAAGAGTGGTAAACACGTAGTGTCGACCTCGACCTCGACCTCGACATCGACATCGACCTCGACCAGTGACATAATCAAAGAAACCCCAACGCGTTTGACGAGTAAGTTTCCATTAGAAACGATCGCGAATATAAAGGCATTGAAGTCAAATATGACGGAACTCACAGAACCTCATGAGAATATATGCAATTGTATTGTTGAAATCATTCTCTCGCCAGAAGCTCAATTGAAATATGATGCGTTGAGAGAACGTCTCTATGATCTTCTTACGTACGATATTAACATTCAAGAATGCATATGGTTTATACTACGGCGTTTAATCACCAACGGTTCATTATTGCCTGAAATGATGGACGATATTATGATACAGATGTATACATTTTTTCAGTATTTCAATAATAATTATCGCCCGATATATCATTTAGAGAATTTCGTCTTATTATTAGTATGTAAGATACACGGATACGCACATCAGTTTCCTCCTCCGTCATTGCCGCCTTCTCATCATGCCTAATTCATTTCAATCTACGGGTCTGTTCGCATTCCCATACCCAGAACAAATACAGACATCATTACGAACGCTTGGATTTGCAGATGGTGTCGCGCCTGAATCGATCAAGGAATTAAATAAGCGGTTTCACTTACTCGCACTGAAACATCATCCGGATAAGGTCGGCTGTGACAGTCACGATGACGGAGCTGGTAGTGAAGGCTACGACAATTATAAGGATGCAGCAACCGAGAGATTCAAGGAAATCAACGAGGCGCATAAACGCGTAAAAGAATACTTTTTCTCCGATGACCCTGAAGGTTTCCCGGATATTCATATGGAGGCGGGCGGGTATGATAGTATTCTTCAGTTATTCATTCAATCGATACTTGTAAAAATGACAGCAGTGAATGGATCGACTACAACCGATAATAATGCAAATGCGATTCAATCACTGATTCATATGATCATTACGAAGGGTATCCAATCTGGAATCACAATGTTCCGTACGATGGATAAGAATACATGTCTTACACTCTACGAGATTCTCTCGAAGAACCAGGATCTATTTGGAATCTCTCGAGAGATTATGGATGAACTTACGAGTATCGTCGAAGAAAAGACGGACGAAGATCTTGTTGTTCATATGAATCCATCATTGTTGGATATGTTACTCGATCGGATATATATTCTTCATGAATGCGAACAGGTGTATTATGTACCATTGTGGCATACCGAACTTCATTTCAATAAACCCGCCAGTGATGGAAGTAAAAGCGAGGTCATCGTATTATGTGAACCAGAACTCCCAGACAATGTATCTCTCGATGATAATAACAACTTGTTCATATCTCTCGACGTGAATATAGCCGAACTATTCGCCAAGCAGGTCTTGGCGGTTTACATCAATGACGAAATCAAGTCGCGTGGGTTTATTTATTATTTGCATGCCACGGATGTTACTTTACGATCGGACCGGCGTCAATGTATTCCTCTTCGTAATCTTGCGGGTGGTGTAGCCGCCGGAATCTCGAAATGTAATACAAATACCAGTGATATTTATAAGGTAGGGGTCCGTGCGAATGTATACGCGAATGTTCGGTTGGTGGCGGATGTGTGAATGAAGAATTAGTATTTCATTTTTTACGATCATAAGTAAAAAAATGAAATTACCTGTAAACAAGGTGTTAGTAACTAATATTCGAACACACGCGCACACACACACACAATACGTACGTACCTATGCGAAATACGTTAAGATGTATTTTTCCCCTTAGACTATACTATTTAGACCTTTCGGACAATTTTCTTCTTGGACGCAGCGTCACCTCCGGCAGCCGCAGGAGCAGTGGCAGTGGCAGTCGCGGTGGCAGTGGCAGCTGCAGCGACAACTGGAGTCGGCTTGGCAACAGGAGCCGACGCGGCTCTGACAACAGGAGTAGCAGGCTCATCCTCATCATCCTCGATGATCGCAGAGACGTTGTCGTGATCATCACCGCAATCCGCATCTCCATCGACATCCGTAGGCACAACCTGTGAGACAATCTTTGTCTTCTCCTCGTCGTCTAACTTGATATGGCACTTGCCCTTCAGCGACATCTTGGGCTTCACGATCGCCTGAAACAGCTTCCAAGTCACACCAAACTTACCATTGGCGAACCAGATACCGCCGCACTGAATCGAAACGGCGATGTGACTGCCCTTGGCGATAAGATCCTTGGGAGACAACGCAGGATTCGATGCGTCAGGGAAGATCGGCTGCATGTCGACGTCATAGAGCTCGAGCTCCTTCCACTGACCTTCCCAGAAGGGAAGCTTCACCTTCAAAGTAGGAGCACGCGTCATATCCGCCTCCAGTGTGTCCTTGTTCTTGGGGTATTTGAGAACCGGGGTCCAGAGCGCATCCACTGCATCCGCCGTCATCTTAGGCTTGCTGAACCATTCCTTGGAATTCGCGATTGCATCCTCCTTGATTTTCTTCTCGAATGCCGCCATATTTGCAATAAACTTCTTCGTAGCAGGAGTCTCAAACCCTTCATTGGGAAACTGGAGCGCGAGATCATAACTTACCTTGCCAGACTTCTCATCCGTGAAGTCATTGACGCCCCACGTGAGCATCAGAGGAGATGACAGATTGAGAACCGTGCTGGTCTTTGCATTGACGATACCAACACTGCGACCGCCGACAGAATTCACCTTGGGCTTGGTGTATTTCATGTCAGTAAGAGGATTGAAGGAAGCGCCGGGGATAACCATTTCAGAAGCCATTGTGATTGTGATTGCGGGAGTAGAACGAACGATAAGACGTGTTGAACGATGATATATGTATTCATCATAAATGTTTAAATCAATTTTTTATGATGGATTAGAATTCAAATGCTACTTAGAAAATGAATATTGTCAACATAGACGATCACTCGCTCTACGATTGAATATAGCAGTAATATCTTTGACTAACAATTCGAACTCTTCCCGCTGAGAAACAGACAATACAATACTGTCTTTAAATTTCGTCAAGAGTTCGGCAATTCGTGCACGTTCTTTTTCAAGTTCAATCGTCTTTTGAGATTGCAACGTGTATTCATTTGCAAGTTTGTTCAAGCGTTTCATTTCTTCAGAGTAGTCAGTGTTTTCAGTCGTAAGAAGATTTTTGTACTTGTTGTAGTGGTTGATAAAAGCGGTAGCAACATACCCAGAAATATTATTAGTGTTCAAGTGAATACCTGTAAGCAGTGTGATCATCTCATCTTTGTATTCATCTTTGACGATATTTGTATCTACCGTGGTCTTTATTGCCTGAATATGAGAAGCAAGCTCACCCAACGACTTCAAGAAAGTCGGCCTCATTGTGTCGAGGGTTCGTAGATAATTTGTATCTGCAATAAGTTTCTTGTAATGAGTTTGGATTGTTGCATTCAACTGTTCGGTCTGATCGAACAAAATTTTCATCTCTTTACGGGACGCTTCAAGTCGAAGCTCTTCGTTTTTGAGGGTGTTACTTGCTCCGTTGAAATTATTACGGTTATTGGTTTCAACCTTTATTTGTTCATTGCTTACTTCTTTGATAAATGATACAAGTTTATCTTGGAATTGTTTGAGTTTCACATTTGTCTTAGGAATGCTTTGAATGATTTCATCGACAACAGGATCTTTTGTTGCAACGGTTGTTGGAGCATCCACAGGGGCAGGAGCATCCACAGGGGCAGGAGCATCCACAGGGGCAGGAGTATCCACGGGGGCAGGAGCATCCACAGGGGTAGAAGGAGACGCATTCAGAGGTAAATGTTTAATAGGTTTGTTTGTCACGACAGGCTTGACAGCAGGCTTGACAGCAGGCTTGACAGCAGGCTTGACAGCAGGCTTGACAGCAGGCTTGACGTTCTGTTTTACGGCAGATTTAGCATGAGGACCAGTAATGACACTTGCACCCGTCTTTGCAGCTACCACTGAGGGGGTCGTCTTCTTTGCGTTAGAACCCGACTTACCAAACACATTACCGCATACTTTGTTCTTTAATCTGTCAAAGGTGAATTTCATAATCGATTGCGAAGCTTTACATGCGAAACCGTCGCACTTTACGTTATTCACGCAAGATAATATAGCCTTATTACAATTTACATCACGAGTATTCGGCGTTCCGCAGCACTGATCATGGATTTTACAGCATGAATCGAGTGAATCTTTGGGTGGAACGCCCCACTGACATTTCGGCCCTTCCGCTCCTTTGAACTTTTGGCCTCCACAATAATTAGGTCCACAGTAGTTTCCATACACCTTGACCCCGTTGATTTTTGGAAGAACAGACTTGACTTTAGCAACAAGACCCTTCGCCTTCGAACCAATTTTTTTCTTCGCGTCGGGCACTATCTTCTTAACGTCGGGCACTACCTTCTTGACCTTGGATATTAACTTCTTCAATTTGTTCACCGATTTATTCTGATCAACGGCGACACTCACCTTGGGTAAAGTTTTCTTCACATTGTTAACAATCGTCTTAGTCTTAGGAACAACATCCTTCACTTTGGAAACAAGCCCCTTTAATTTATAATCAGTTTTCTTTACTTTTGAAATAACAGATTTAACTTTGGGAACGACTTTCTTCACTTTTGAAACAACATCACCAATCTTGGGTGCAACATTCTTAATAACTGTCAGTGGAATATTTGCACCTGGAATCAACCCAAGAGCGGGAATACCAATTGGTGCGGCAGCCTTAGCGACCTTTACCGCGATAGTTGCTGTTTTATGGAGTACTTTGGGAACATCATCTACCTTATCGGCTACTTTATTGGCTACTTTCTTTATAATAGAAAATCCCTTTTTCAATAAGCCACCCTTTTTCTTTTTTTGGACAGGTTTTTCTGTTGATTTCACGATGACAGGAACTGGCTTAGGCACGGAGACAGGCTTGGGTGCAGGCTTGGGCGCAGGTACTGACTTAGGCGCAGGCTTGGGTGCAGGCGCAGGCTTGGGCGCAGGCGCAGGCTTGGGCGCAGGTACTGACTTAGGCGCAGGCTTGGGTGCAGGCTTGGGCGCAGGTACTGACTTAGGTACAGGCTTGGGCGCAGGCGCAGACTTGGGCGCAGGTTTAGAAAAAATATGACGTATTGGCTTTGGAATAAAGCGCTTCCAACGTAACAATCTACGACCAGAATAAGAAGTCGCATCGCCATCGCCATCGACATCGACATCGACATCGACATCAGACTCTTCATCGACATCAAGATCGTCATCGCCATCGACATCGATATCAGACTCGTCATCGACATCAGAATCTGCATCGACATCGACATCAGAATCTACATCAGAATCTGCATCAGACTCATCATCGAGATCAGACTCTTCATCGAGATCAGAATCTGCATCGTCACTATCCATGACGTCGTCGTCATCGTAGTCATCAATACTGGCCAAATTATTATCATAACTTGTCACAACTGATAACTTAGAGGAATCCAAATTATCAGGAATAGACACGCTCGATTCAACGTTCAGTTGTTGAGCATCAAGTATCGCGATACCCGATACGAGTGATGCCGAAAGAAGGCACAACAATACGCCGGACGATATACGCATTGAAATAGCTGTTATACAATACTATCATAAAATATCTTTATGTCGTAAAAGATAATAAACATTTTGTGTCATTATATATATTTATTTACAAGTAACTTATTTTATATTCAATGTCAATTGCTTCTGTAACAAGTAATACATCAAACCGTATTGAAACACAGAAATTATATATGACACTTCTTCAGTTTACTCTTTATGATAATCCAAACAAATACTATTCTCGTAAATTAAAACTAAAGAAGGCGCAGTCATTACATTCTGGTTCAGGACACGGTGGTCCAGGATCTGGTCCTACGGAATATATAATTGCCTCATCGCACCCAAGCAATTCATCTATATCCGCAATACAATCAGACGGGATCAAAACGCGTAAAAAAATGAAGCTGATGTCAGCGGTCTCAAATGCACATGATAAAGAACAAGAAAGCGAACCTGAATCGCCTAAAGTTAGTAAAAATATGTCATCGATCATCGAAGAAGAACCAGATACAAATATTATTATATTCAAACCGATTGAACACGAAAAGATGAAAAATATGAAATATACATTAACTGAACTTCGAACATTATGTACTCATTATGGTATCAAAAAATCCGGAACAAAACCAGAATTAACACAGAGGATATACAATTATTTAAAACAATCTTACTACATTGTTCGAATACAGCGTAATTTTAGAAATTTCATATCCTCGAAGTATCGTAAATTATGTGGACCGGGTTATTTACATTCGTCGGTTTGTGTAAATGATACAGATTTCTATACATTTGACAAATTATCAGAGATAAATCCTACTCAATTATTCACATATTGCGACGATGACAACAAAATCTATGGATTTCATATTGCATCTATATTTCATCTCATAATCAGTTCATATCCGAACATAACCAACCCGTACAATCGACAAATCATTCCATCAAAAATCATTAAGAATCTTTATGAAAAACTCATCTATGGTTCTTTACTCGGCTTTCGTGTTTCTGTAAAACTTGAAGATGAAGATGAAGAAGAACAACAAGTCATCAATGGAAGTGTAAGTACAAGTGGTGGCGGTTTATCGAGAGAAAAACAGGAAGAATTATTCATCGTCGATTTATTTCAGCACATCAATACGCTTGGGAACTACTCCGACTCTGAATGGTTTATTGCATTGCAACGAGTAGACCTCATTCGCTTTATTCGAAATGTGCATGATATCTGGTATTATCGTGCCAACCTGTCGCAAGACATGAAACAACGCATCTGTCCTCCAAACGGAAATCCTTTTGTATTGAACAATACGCATGTTAATTTGAACGTGTTGACATTATTGACAGATCCTGAAATTCGGACGATATGTGTCTCCATAATAGAAAGAATGGTTCGTCGTGGTGTAACCAGAGAGGACCAATGCTTGGGTGCATTCTACGTACTTGCAACTCTTACGATAGTGAGTCAGGATGCAAGAAATGCGTTACCGTGGTTGTATGAAGCAGTTGTGTAAAAATACGACAATATCGATGAAAATATGCGCCTGATCATGTGATGAAAAAGATGCCCGAAAACAACTTAAAAAGACATTACTCATATGTGTATAACAATCAAATCCGATGGTTAAGTCTTCTTCTTCTGCCCCTGTTGCCGCTTCTGCCACTGCCGCAGCCCCTGCTGCCGCTGCTCCCGCCAAGGCTGTCAAGCCTTCCACTCCTAAGGCCAAGGCCGCCGAGTCTGCCCCTGTTGTAGCTGCGGCCCCCGCTCCCGCCGTTGATGGCGCTGATGCTTCCACCCCTGTTGCCGAGGTTGACGGCGCTGTCTCCACTGCTCTTTATGGCAGTGTTCTTACCAAGCTTCAGAGTGCCCAGGCTCTTCTTGCTTCGATCCGCTCTGAGGTTAATGAGCTGAAGCGTCAGCATGCCCGCGAGCTTCGCGCCGCAAATAAGGCCAACAAGCGTCGCAAGACCAACGCGAACCGCGCTCCTTCTGGTTTCGTTAAGCCCACTTTGATCTCCAATGAGCTTGCCGCTTTTCTTGGAAAGCCTGAGGGAAGCGTTCTTGCCCGCACTGAGGTTACTCGTGAGGTCAACGCTTACATCCGCGCCCAGAAGCTCCAGGACAAGGACAATGGTCGCAAGATCAACCCTGATGCCAAGCTTCTTAAGTTGTTGAAGTTGAAGAAGGGTGAGGAGTTGACTTACTTCAATCTTCAGAAGTACATGGCGGGTCACTTTGCTAAGTCGGCTCCTGTTGCCGCAGGAGCTGGTGGTGCTGTCAAGGCCTAAGTGACACACACACGCACGCACGCACACACACACACACACACACACACACACACACACACACGCACACAAAAACCTAAAACCCATAAAAAGTAACCGGTTCAAAAGACCGAAAATAAAGCGCATATAGTATAGTGGTAGAACGCCTCCCTTCCAAGGACGAGACTCGGGTTCGATTCCCGATGTGCGTATGATGACTTCGAAATGAATATAAAAATAATATATTCATTTCCATTCCTATATTCATTTCCATTCCTATATGTGTATAAAATTCAAATACTACTCACGCCATGCGACGCCATGCATACGATTACTTCTTCATTCTCCGCGTAGCCTTCTTGTGTATTGTATGTAACTCCTGAAATGATGATACATCATTAACGCCATATATTTCTTTCGCAATAACGGAGGCTTGTTGTTCGGGAGATTCGACGCCAACACCCACGCCATATAATGGAGATAACGATAATGAACTCTTTCCGTCCGAAAGTGATTTCATGATTGTCTCGTCACTTGGAGATTGGTCGATGAAGATGAAGTCTTCCTTGGTCATGATTTCAATGATCCGTTTTTTTTGGATATTCTCTCGATTCAGGATGACAAGTTGTTTGTATTGTGGTCCACCGTTTAGGATGGATGACGAGACATCAAACATCCCCTCGTTGGATATGTATGTTATTGCGCTGACCGAATGCAATTCTTCATGTTCTTTTTCTTTTTCTTTTTCTTTTTCGGAGAGTTTTTGTTGTGAACGTTTTTTTTGTTCCTGTTCTGCGTACCAGTCGTAAAACCCGCCACCGCTATCGTGATATTTGCTTTGATCTTTCATTGAAAGTGTCTTGAATTTTGTTAGTTGCTTGAATACTATTTCGGGTGAATGTGTGATATGCGACGGTGAACCATGAGAGTAATCAGTACCACAAACCACACACATCATTTTAAATTCCTGCTGTGTCAATGATAGCGATTTCAATATATCATTTGTGTTATAAGACATCACCGAATGATTTAATAGACTTATGTTTCGCAATACAACTGGACAACCATAGACAAACATGTCAGTATCATCACTCATACATGCATCCACGCGCTTTTTCAATGAAAGATTCGCACATAATGCGTCAGCTTCACCTTCTGCGTCGATTGTGGCGAAGCCAAAACTCACGAGCAACTCTTTCACATTCGCAATATCACATTCGCGCAAACGGACAAATTGCTTCTTAAGTTCTCGCATAGTTTCAGCGATATCGTCGATTTCAGTTGTAATCACGGATGACGCGAGTCCGTCTCCTGACGCCGCAGCGGATTCCTCCTTTTTTTCTTTTATGATTTTCGCAAGAAGGTCATACTGCCTTTTTGCTTCATCCTTCTTCTTCCTTCGTAATTCAATGACATCGGTTTTTTGTGGAGGAGGGGGGCCATCAAAGATAAACACTGCGTGAATATTGTAGTGCCGAAAGACGGACCCCATCAAGTACATATTTTCGAGTAACGCACCTTCGCCCGAATATCTGTACATGTATATACTCGTATCTACCGCTATTCTCTTTCCAGTAAACTCTTTCAGATGCACTCTGGACGACCCATTTGTACAACGAGACTGTATAAAACGATTCAATCCTCGAATACCCATTCTTCTTTTTACGGTGAGATACTCTTACCATAAAAAAACATTATTTCATTCAATTTTATTCGTATACTTGTATTATTTTTTCTATTAGGTGTGGGTTACCACCTCGCCGTGATCATCATCGTCTTCTTCACTGAAAATGGTTGTCGCATCAATTATGATAACATGCTCGTCTCGCGGTTCCTCCGCCACTGCCGGCGCCGCAAGTGCGACTGCTACATTCTCATTCTCGGCCGGATCTTGGTATCCATTGACGATCATCTGAATTCCGTTATCGTTACGTCCATCTTCCACAACCGCGCTTTCTTGAGATCGATTATCGTGGTCGCGATTCTTGTGTCTCTGAAACTGGCGCTTGACATAGTCCTTGAGATCATAATAATCACGGTCAAGTTCGCGATACACGTCATTCTTCATGTCGCTTGTTTCTGTATTCATGTCGTTCATATCCTCCTTGATATCATAAATATCATTACTGGCTTGACCCACTTCATCTTTCAGGAACTCGACCGTTTCTTTCGTGTCGGACAATTCAGCGTCCACCATTCCGATACTTTGTTTCAACGTCTCGCACATCTCTCGGACTTGTTTCACGTCCTCGACCATTCCAAAGTAACGATGCGAGTGGTATTGATTGGAACGAGTAATGAGTTCAGTCAACTCATCGTTTACACTTTGGACCAATTGAGCACTGGTCTTGCTTTCAAACTTAACTTCACGCGTAATCGCGTGCGCAAACTCCTCACGCAAATCACCGGCGACATGATGAAGACGCTGTTCAATACAATTATGCAATTCGCCGATATGTCTCATCATGACTGCCTCGTGATCCTTCAGACGATTACTCAGGTCATCTGTCGTATGAACTGCAGCATCCAACTTCTCCATAAGTTCATTTTCGCGACGAATGAACCACTCATAATCATCGTCATAGGTCCGGTGCAAATTCTCCATTTTTTCATGCAGTTTCGCATTTTCATTCTCCAAATTCTCAATTTTCGCCTTAAACTCATCACGAAGGGTGTTGACGTAAGCAAAGACCTCATCAATCGAACTGTATGCGCCATATGATAGATCTGACTGAACCTTCTCACATTTCTTGTTCACGTATTTTCTCAGTTTTCGAACACGACTGGAAAGAAGGTTCGAATCGTTGAGTTTATCGTGTACTTGGGTAACCTCCGCGCGGACATCTTGCAGCTCCTGGTACATTTCATCCGATCCGCGTGTCAGATTTGCAATATCACCATGAAAAGTCTCCTCGGTTTGTTCCATCTTCATAAATAGGGTTGCGATGTTTTTCCAAATCATCGTTTGTTCTTCGGCATTATGGTTCTCCGTCGAAGCAGTAGCAGCAGCAGCAGCAGTCGGAATAAGCGGCGGCATTCGCTCTTCATTATTAGAACATGACGATGTAGTATAATATTTTGGATTGTCCACAGTTAGTGAAACCAACCTTCCAGTAGAGATTTGAGGAACCGGGCGAGACGACGACGACGACGACGACGACGATGACGACATAATGATTTCACGCATTGAATCAATGATATATATATAATGATATCGATTTATATTCAATTTTACGCATATTTTATTCGAACGCTAATTACGCCATCCGCATAATTAATCAAACGTCATTCGCATCGTATTTACTGAAATCATCGACCCCTTTGAATGATGAGGATGTGTATTCGTACTTTCAATAAATGAAATCATACTTAATACCACCGGATCTCTCGACATCTCACATAACAAATCTACAAACTTCGGAAGAGTTCCCGTGTTTCTGGAAAATCGTATTGCGCCGATCCGCCCTTTACCTTGGTTATTTTGACAGCACCAAGATATAAACGGAAGTGCATACGCCGAGAGAATTCCACCAAGAATATAATACGCATAAACATTTGTATCTTCGATGTAATGTTTGCGACACACTTCCATATTTTCGGGTGATTGAATTGTAATATGCGCATATTTGAGTTTCATAATATCGAGTACTTTCACCGCCTGATATACATAAAAAATGGTATTTTGCATTAATTTCTCTCGAACTGTGCGGACAAATCGTGTCTGAGTCATCGTTGATTTTGGTGCTCCGGCTTCGTGTTGGAAATATGTAGTGAACATTGTGTTTATGATCCGCGCCCACGTTTCCGTATACGTTTCAAACAATAATATATCGCCATGCGGAATGCAAAATGTACGGCGTAGTCGTGCATTCGCTTCGCGTAAATCCTGTTCGATAAAATCCATATTGAAGTTATGCATGGATTCATGTACGAAGACTTTAAACCATTCTTCCATGCGATATATGACAATCTCTCCGTCCGTTTCACAGTTACGAGTAAGGCCTGTATTCACATGAATCGCCGAGAGAACTGCGTCATCGCCACTTGCATTTTGTGAGGGACGCTGTTTTTTGAAGGGTGTCATATAAAAATAAACATTAAGACTTTTCTCAGAACATTCATGATCAGAGAGACTTGTAACGATAGTTAACCAAATGAATACTTTGTACGCGTAAACCTGATATATTGCAATTTCGGAGGCGCATAAATAGGATGAAGACGACGATGCCCAATTATTGTTTTTACTACAGACAGATATATGAGATTCGGGGAATGTTATAAAGTGTATTGAAACAGCGCGTCCATGAATGATCGTCTTAAACTGAATACAGAACTCCGATTTCTCTCGAATATACGCATACACTTTGTACGGAATATATTGGTCGTCACCGCCACCGCCACCGCCGTTACTATAATTTCGTCGCATATCATATGTTCGCCGTAGAGATGATAAGATCCGTGGATGAGGAAGATCATTCGCCGAGTTTTTGATTTCGGTAATATTATACGCTAACTTTGTTTCTGCTATTTCAGACTCGTCGGAACGATAGTTCGATTTATTACCACTGGTTGAAAACCTTTGATACATTTCATATTCTGCGTTACGAAGTTTCTCGTAAAATTGTTTGAAAAAATCTGTTGTTGCGTCTTTATTCTCTGGTATATGAGAACGAATCGTGCGTGGTAATTGTGCATTATAATCTCTCGTAAGATCGCGCATCTTAGTCTGAATTCCATTCATATCTTTTTGAATATCATCTTCGATCCACATTAGTTGTGAATATTTGTATTATACTTATATTATAATACCTACCTATTATAATACAATCCTTCGCAAATGTTTCATATTATTTTTAAGAAATATTTCAAATCCGGAACGATCCATATTTTCATTTTTTCGTTTTTAGTGTTTATCATATTAAATGTCATTGAAAATGTGATCCATTATAATATTGGTAAATATCATGAAGGAAATAATAAAACAAATGGAAATACTTCATTTGCAGGGTATCACTTTACAAATCCATCCAATACAGACTGGGTGAGAATTGTTGTAATTATGTTGGTTTTTGCAGTATTACAGGGGTTCTTCACAAGTTATTTCAGCGTATGCTGAAATACAGCGTATGCTGAAATACAGCGTATGCTGAAATGGGAATGCCAGCGTATGCTCACTGAAGCATGATTCTACTTCGAAGCCCCTGTACGTATTTTATGACGAACCCGCATAAGGTTTTGGTATACTTCTGGTTGAGCGCCTCTCTGATAATGCACCAATTTCGCATTTCGTGTTGCTAATAATAAATCTTTCAGGTTCTTATTCTGAGAGAATTTTGCAAACATTGCGTTCTCCATCTCTCGTTCACTGCGTCCATGATTGAAAAAATCAGGATCGATCGTGATTCGTGATGGACGGATAATTGTGCTATGATTGAGTTTTCCACTTTTACTGCCAGCCGCTTTCGCAATCACCGGATCTGACGATATTTCAGACCTGGAATCAAGTGAAAACTTCAAGTAAAACTCGCGGTTATTGTTCTTGAATTTACTCGCCTGATAATAATGTTCTACACTCTGCCATGTATGGTTATCCAGCATAAACGGCTCATTCCAAAAATTCGACAGTTTGCGCCGCCAGTTATCAAACGTCGCCAGTTTATGAAAATGGATCTTCTCTGTCTCAGGTATTTTCTCGCCAGGACCTGTCCCCGGAAGTGCATTCGGATTCGATTTTGCGTAAAATTGGAATACAATATCCGGCCTGTATAAATGTGCGCCGTTTCGTCCACCATTCGAACCTGTATGCACTTCTTCTAACAGATCATCCAGATTCTCAGTAGGAATATCATCCACACGTATTCCAAGTTCTCGTTGAAACAGTTTGAATTGAGGTATCGCACTATATCCGCATGTTTGGTTTTCCAGGCATTTTGTAGTAACAAGTAACTTGATATCATAAGGCAATTCTGAAAATGCGAGAACACCATGTGTCTTGTATGTAATAAGTGTATAGTTTACAGATTTCGAATCAGATAAAACATGGCGTCGCGGACTCTTACTCCGGCTACGGGCGCCTCGTGCACTACTACCACCTTTCAATTCAACAGGTACAACATTCGAAAGTGAAACACCCTTTCCTATTAAAATATACGCAGTTGGTTCGAAAATGTTACACTTTGTCCCGGTATTCATTTCTCCAAGAATTTCGGAGGTAGTATTGTCGCAAAGTAGGACATTATCAATATCGCCTGCTTCATATGCGTCCCGCGAAAACATCACGAATTTCAGGTTCAATACCTGCTCCATTGTAGCGATTGCCCATGCATCCGGCCAGTATAGCGACGTCATCATTCTTTCTTTCAGTTGTTGCGCGGATCTGACTTCACGCATATAATCATATTGTCCCGCCAAGATTTTCGTATATTTCATTTCGTCGTGTTTTAGAGTGTGTTCAGTCACCAGTTTTTTCGCACCAGCAATCATCAGTTGTTGTTGTGCGCGGTCATGAATTGCAGAGATTCGTCGTTTCATATCATTATAATTCGAAACAAGCTCCTTCGTTTCTTTCGTCTGAGTTCTTGTAAGCGCATGATACAATGCAAATTTCTCTCGATAAGCACGAAACACTTCATCCGTAACTTCATCCGAAAGTTGTTTTCGCAGCTCTAATATCGTTGTTGTTCGACCTTGTGTTAAAAGTGCATCTCGAATCACTGCGAAAAATCCGTCGCTCCCACCTTCATTGTCAATAAAGTTGAAATACTTATTTCGGAGATACTTCTGAATCCAAAGGTCGGTTGCAGGATTTGGTTTGTACTGACGTCGTTCTAATTCAGATTGTTCTTTTGTTTGAAGAGGCAGGATAGATGCGCCAGATAATAAATGTTTTTGACGTGCATCCAGACCAAATAATGCGTCGGAGCCCCCGCTACCGTCGACACCGTCGTCGTCACTACTGTCACCATCTGCGTCCGTTACATTCGTTTCATGCTGCGGCGGCTTTCCGAGAGATTTCTTGATTTCTTTTACTTCCGTTTCGCGTTTTTTAGGATCGGTGGCTGCGGCTGCGTCAGTATCCGCTTTCATCACACCGCCTTTTGCACGTGATTTGCGTAATAATTCGGTATTCACAAACCCATATAACAATGGCGTCAATTTATGGATATCAAGGTCTCCTGATTCATCCATTTTTACCTGATTCGACGGCATTTCATATACGCCAATCTGTTTCATAAATTCCATATCCGCATTAAATAAATAAATAGGCGAGTAAACCACGCTATACCGTTTGGAGAAGTGGTAGTTCAACTGCCCAAGACCGACGATGACTTTTTGCGGGTCACGTAATAACTGCACCTGGAATAATGGTGTGTTGTAATTAAAGTCTTCTTCTTCTAAATGAGAATACTCGTGATAATTGATATTTGTATTGAGTTTGGATTTTACCATAATGCGAGGGCGGTAGTGTCTTTATATAATAGGAATGTAATTATTATATACAAACAAATAATAATTACACACATTCCGCACACGGCGAATTTCGATTCGATTCGATTCGTTTCGTTTTGATTACCGATACACTAATGTATTCCGCATCACACCCGTCTCCGCGTCTGTCTCTGTTGTAATAAACGAAATCTTGAATTTCCGATCTTTTGCTTTATTGAGTACCGTAATCACCCGTTTATATCGATCTACATTGTTATCGGATGTTCCACCTGCCCCCATGTGAAGTGCATCATCTTCATTTCCATAGTCCAATATTCGCTGTTCATTCCAAATATCTCGGATCGAAAGAAACCCACGAATATTCATAATATAAATACCAACATTACGACGATGGTAATAGTTACTTAGAATAATATCATCGGATAACCGGCATATTTGATTATCCAGAGCGGTATAATGCGTCATATATCGAATAAAATCCTCGTGAAATGTATTCAACTTTACACAAACCGAACCATACCCTTCCGCAATCGTGGCAATGTCTTTATGGTCGCGTTTCCCGTTCAAATGCATATTCACAAAATCGAACCCTGTCGTAGTCCATACATTATCATCGTGTGTTGCGATCATTCGTTCGTACGATTCAATCATTCGTTTCGGATATGCAATGTCATCATCAAGATAAATGATACGAGTATATTTTGGATCGTATTGTTGTG